AATCAGACTGAGATAATTCTTAAACACGGTGGTACAATAGATAAGTACATGGGAGACTGCATCATGGCATTTTGGGGTGCTCCTCTTCCAGACGAAAATCATAAACAAAATGCAACCGCTGCTCTTGTAGAAATGAGAATAGCTTTGGAGGAACTAAATGAAAGACTCAGAGAAGAAGGCCTGGATACGATTAATACGGGCGCGGGAATCAACACGGGACTCTGTGTCGTCGGAAACTTTGGTAGCAGTAATCGTTTTGATTACTCTGTTCTTGGCGACAGCGTCAATCTTGCTGCTAGACTCGAATCATCTTGTAAACAATACGATGTAGACAATGTGATTTCTGAGTACAGTTTGGTTGATGATTATGAGTATGACTTCCTTGACGAAGTAACTGTCAAAGGTAAGTCAGAGCCTGTAAAAATTTACACCATACGAAAATAGTACTTGACATGAGGTACGATTTTTGATATAATTAATCATGTATAGAGTTATACAAAATCAAAAGAGAAAACGAAATGGAAACTGAAGTACAGAAGAACACAGCCGATATTGCAATCCTGGATAAACGAATGTCCAGTCATGAAGCTATGTGCGAAGAAAGATGGAAAACTTGTTTTAATCGTTTTGATGATGTAGATTCGTCAATAAGCCGCATAGAAACTATACTTATAAGTAGTGCTGGAGCTATAATAGTAGGAGCAGTCACACTTATATTTACATTGTGGCAGGTTATGTAGGAGAAACATATGGAAATGGAATATAACAAAAAAGACATAGCAAAGTCACCTAAAATGAAGAAGTACAGTATGGACGAACTCTTTATTAAAAGGGGAGTTTGGTACGCTGTTAAGAACGAAGAAAAATTAAAGTTCGATAGCAAGGAAGAGGCGGTAGCATGGCTGGAGAAATAAAGAAGGCATTAGAAGAAGCAACTGAAAAGGCAGACAAGAATCAAGAGTCTCCAGAACTTAGCTCACGAGTAAAAAAGTTATTAGCTCGTAAGAAAAGGCTACAAAGAAAAAATAGACAAAAAATACCTCGTTCACTAAAGTGAAGAAGAAGTTAAGACATCAAGACAGACTAAAAATTTGTCAGTCTTGTCCAAACTATCAAAAGTTTTGGAAAACATGCAAAATATGTATGTGTTTTATGCCCCTCAAGACTAAGTTAAGATGGGCAGAGTGTCCTGACGAGCCTCCTCGTTGGACATAAGGGAGTAGGCTATGCCAATGCATAAGAAAAAACCAATGGGTAAAAAGAAAAAGAAAAAAGGTGGAAAGAAAAAGAGAAGTAGAGGATAATAGCCTCTGGTTAAAATACTTTCATTCCATTAAAAATGTTTGCCCTTGGAGTTACGAAAGTTACTGCAATGGCAGGGTAAAGATAACACAGTTTGATAAAGACATACTGGAGTTAAACGAACAGAATTGGAGTCTTAGAGAATGGGACGCAATAGTTTATACCACCGAGATGTCTGTTAATGAATTAGACGAGTTTGTAGAGAAGAGAAATGATGACCAAGAAAAGTGTGAATACTTATGGTCACACCCTCACTATACAAAAGGTGGTGGTAGACAAACTCACTGTCCTGTAATTATACAACAAGACAGACAGTTCTTAACAGAACTTCGAAGGAGGTGATACAATCAAGGAGTAGATGACCTTATACTAAGCACAAGAGCATGAAGATATTTCATGACACGGAAAAATATCGAGGGGTCTCTACTCCGTTTTTAGGAGAAACAATGGAATATATAAAACACAAGCTTTACCAATTATGGAATATCCTTACAGGAAAAGACAAAAATTGGGACGGGTCAGTAGACATCAAAGATAAAATGATAGAAGCTGAAAGTAAAGCAAAAAATGATTAGAACAGTAAATCAGTGCATAAGACTATATAGAAATAATCTTAATAATGCAGCAGTAAAAATAGTTAACTATGAAACTGCATCTGCAAAGCGTAACTATGATGTTAGTCAAAAATCTCATGTTATGTACTTTCACAATCACACAATAACACCTAACTTTACTACTGAAAAAATAGAAAGTGTAGGGGAAGGTTCGTGGTTTGGTAAGGTAAAGCACAATTATTGGTGGGGTGCAGATTCTCCACTTTTAACTGTCACTGTAAAAAATAAAGCTGAAGCGACAAAGTTCGAGAATACTCAAAGCAAGTTCGCAGGTTTAACAATTATTACAGTAGATACAATGATGGTGTATCGACTACAACCAGACAATGATGGAAATGTACGACTCGTAAGATTGATGAAAGACCCAGGCTTGCCTTGGTTACGCGATGATTTAGACATACTTAAACTAGGCAGTAAATGTAATTATGCCTAGAAAAAAGTGGTCGATTTCTCGAAAGAGAAAAATCAACTGCGCAAGACCTAGAGGTTTTTCGCAAAAGCAGTACTGTAAGCGTCAAAAGAGAGGCGGAAAGTACAAACGAAAGGGGAGATAACTTATGTTAGAATTCTTTGAATGGATAATCCGATGGGTAGTCGTAGTTCCTTATTTAGTTATGGCAGCTTCGATTATAGCAGCATTAACTCCAACACCAGTAGATGATGGTTGGGTTAAAAAATGTTACAAAGTCCTAGACTGGATTGCATTGAATGTAGGTAAAGCTAAGGACAAATAATGCCTATAATTAAGGTCAAACGCGGATATAAATGGGGTAAATCTGGAAAGGTTTACCCAACCCGCAAACAAGCGGAAAGACAAGCAGCAGCAGCATACGCATCAGGTTATGGTAAGAAGAAAAAGAAGAGACCCAAGAAAAGGAACAGGAAAAAAGCCAAAAGGTAGTGGAAGACGACTGTATACTGACGAGAATCCAAAAGATACAGTAAGAATCAAATTTGCTACTGCAAAGGACGCAAGAGCAACAGTACGAAAGGTCAAAAGAGTTCGTAAATCTTACGCAAGAAAAATACAGATACTAACTGTAGGTGAACAACGAGCAAGAGTGATGGGCAAGAAAACTGTCGCATCAATCTTCAAGTCTGCAAAAGCAGGATTAAGGAAAGCACATGGTCGCAAGAAGAAGAGGACGAAAAAGAAGAAAGGCCGCTAAGAAGAGGCCAGTACCAACAAATCCATCTCTTTATGCTAGAGTAAAAGCTGAAGCAAAGAGAAAGTTTAAGGTATATCCATCAGCATATGCTAATGGTTGGCTAGTAAGAACTTACAAAGCCAGGGGTGGTCGGTATCGAATGGGTACTGGTCGTAGGAGAAGAAAATAATGCCAATGCATAAAAGAAAGAAAAAAGGTGGAGCGAAAAAAAGAAAAGGTATGAAACCTTGTCTCTCACCAAAACAAAAGAAGTTACCAAAAGCACTTCAAGCTGCAATTCGTAAGAAGAACAGACCTTGTAGATAATGGCAAGACATAAAAAACCTAGTGGTGGACTAACTAAATGGTTCAAAGAAGGCTGGGTTGATATTTCTCGTAAAAGAAAAGGCGGAGGCTTTATGCCTTGCGGTCGTAAATCAGCAAGAAATAGTAAAAGAGGCTACCCTAAATGTGTACCTGCTAGCAAAGCAGCAAGAATGACCAAATCTCAAATAAGGTCAGCAGTTAGAAGAAAGAGAGCTGCAGGGAATCCAGGTGGTAAACCTCGTAATGTTGCCACCTTTGCAAAAAGAGGTAGAAAGAGAAGAACAAAAAGAAGGAGTAGATAGTGAATAGAAGCCAACTCAAAGAAAAGTTTGAAGTTCAAACTGAGTTGAGTAGCATCGAAAAAAAGTTAGCAGTAAGAATTTACGAGCAACGAAAGTATCTACAAAGATTAAGAAAATTGAAAGATTATGCAACAATGCGTAAATGTAATTTTCAAAGGAAGCAACTAAAGTTGCTAAAGGAGAGCTAAATGGCAGCAAGAACAAGCGGTTTTTTAAGTGGCCCAACTGGTGTACATAATACCCAGAAGATTCGTAAACATGTGCTAAAAAGAGGCATTACTAGAGATATGAACGCAGCAGCAGGTGCAGTCGTAAACAGTAAATCATCTTATAGCATGGAAGCAATGAGATATGCTTCAGCACCAAAAGCAATTGGTCCAAGATTTGGTAAAACACTAAGTCCTAAGAGAGCAAGATTTGGTAAAAGAGGTGCAGGAAGAATATTACCTAGAAGAGGCAGATAAATGAAAGCAGGAGTTAGCGTTACTAAAAATTTTCTATCAAGAGAAGAGTGTCAAAATATAATAAATAGTTTCCATACTTGGGAACGAGATTATATTAAAAATGATACATCAAAACCTGAAAAAACTTTTAGTAAAGAAGAACTAGACGCTAATACTGAAATAGACCCAGAAGGCTATAAAATTAGACAAGTCTCTCAATCTGGTACTGATTATATTACAGAGTGGGATGGACTCCCAGTTTATAGATGTAAAGTTATGAAGTATGAAGAAGGAGACTTTGTTGAAGAACATAGAGATAGTCTTTGGATGTGTCAAAGTAATTATTGGAAACCAGACACTAATCAACAAGCAAAAGACTTAATGGTAATACCATTGAATGATGATTATGAAGGTGGAGAGTTTACAATAAATGGCACAGAAATTAAACAGGAAGTGGGCTCGGTTATTCAAATGCCACAATCTGGTATTCCTGGATTTAGACCTCGTCCAAAGCATGGAGTTAAAGAAGTAACAAAAGGTACTAGATACTCTATGGTATTTTGGAACTTTCAATGAAAAAAGTAAAAGCACCTAAAGGATTTCACTGGATGAAAACTAAATCAGGAGTTCGTCTAATGAAACATAAAGGTAAGTATAAAAAGCATAAAGGGTCTTCGCTGTATCATGAGTTCAAGACTGTAAAAATGCACTCACCACTATAATGGCATTAACAAAGGCAGAAAAAGCAAGATTAAAACGAGTGGGTCTTAAAGGTTTAAACAAACCAAAGAGAACACCTAACCACAAAACCAAAAAAGCTGTTGTTGCTGTAAGAGTTGGTGGTAAAATAAAAATAATTAGATTCGGAGCGCAAGGCATGGGTCATAATTATTGCCAAAGGAAGGTCTTCAGCAGCTTGGTGGGCAAATAAAGTCTTTTGGTCAGGCAAAGGCGGTTCTAAGAAAAGACCACCAAAGTCACAAAAAAGAACATTTGGTATAAGAAGAAGGAGAAAATAATGGAAGTAAGCGGACAAAAGTTATGGTTAGATGAAGCTATGACACATTCAACAGGATTTCTAAAAACTTTAGTAAATAAAGAAAATAGTAGAGATTTAACTAGCGCAGAAAAAAATATGAAACACATTGTTGCTTCATATTGCTACTTATACCATAAGGCACAAGAACTTGGATTTCTTGATGAAGATTCGGATTTATTTTTTACTGAGAAAATACATTGATAGAAGTTAGTAGAAAAGATATAATTCATGAGAATCTTATGAATTACCAAGAGCAAGCCAGGTTTATCAAGTTACCTATGGACGGGTATCTTGACTTATTAGGTATCACACCTAATAGTTCACAAAATGCAATAATCAATGCAATCAATAATCCCAAATATCGTTTTATATGTGCCGCTGTTTCTCGTAGACAGGGTAAAACTTATATTGCGAATATTATAGGTCAGTTGGTTACTCTAGTGCCAAATTGTAATGTATTATTAATGTCACCTAACTACTCTTTATCGCAGATATCTTTTGACTTACAAAGACAACTGATAAAACATTTTGACTTAGAAGTTTTAAGAGATAATGCAAAAGATAAAGTTATTGAACTTAGTAATCATTCTACTATTCGTATGGGGTCAATCAATCAAGTTGACTCTGTAGTTGGTAGAAGTTATGATTTAATTATCTTTGACGAGGCAGCACTTGTAGATGGCAGAGATGCTTTCAATGTTGCACTTCGTCCTACACTAGATAAAGAAAACTCTAAAGCACTATTTATATCTACTCCAAGGGGTAGAAATAATTGGTTTGCAGAGTTTTGGAATAGAGGATTCTCGGGCGAATATCCAGAATGGTGTTCTGTTAGAGCAACATACCATGAAAATCCTCGTATATCAGAAGAAGATATTCAAGAAGCTAGAAAGACTATGTCAGAAGCTGAGTTCAACCAAGAATACATGGCAGACTTTAATGTATTTGAAGGTCAAGTCTGGGCATTTAATCATCAAGAATGTGTCGCAGATTTATCAGAACTCGAAACAAAAAGAATGGATATATTTGCAGGAATGGACGTAGGTTATAAAGATCCTACTGCTTTCTGCGTTTTAGGGTACGACTGGAATGAAGAAAAGTTCTATTTACTAGATGAATATTTAAATAGTGAGAAAACAACAGAACAACATGCAGTCGAGATAAGAAAATTAATTAACAAATGGAATATTGACTACATCTATATTGATTCTGCTGCTCAGCAAACTCGATTTGATTTTGCACAAAACTATGATATTACTACTATCAATGCAAAGAAATCAGTACTAGATGGAATAGGATATGTAGCTGGTGTAGTAGATAATGATAATTTAATCGTGCATCAATCTTGTACCGAATCATTACTAAGTTTAGACCAATATCAATGGGATCCGAATCCTAATTTGATGAAAGAAAAACCTAAACATACATATGCATCTCACATGGCCGATGCCATTCGATATGCACTATACTCGTTTGAGACACATGCCACTACCTTTTAATAACTCCTTGAAAAAATAGTTCTTGACATGAGCTGTAAAATTTGTTAAAATTCTAATA